AGAAATGCGTAAGGGTTTGATACGGCTTTTTTGATTTACTTTTTGACCAGTTTTAATATCAATAATTGTACCATCAGGAAGATAAAGCAATCCTTTTTCTCTATCATATCTAGAACCAATAGGACTTTCACTTGCTTGAATAATGTCTGTCATCTCTAAAGGTTTAGTTCCTGTACCTACTCCCATTGTGTAGTAGTCTTTCATTGCCTGTGTTAATGGTGTGTCTTCTTCTTCTTCTTCAACAGGTGCTACAGACACAGCAGGAGTTATAGTCTGATCAGGACCACCACGACCATCACCAATACCTGTTTGAGAACCCGGACCATAACCTGTTCTACCAGTTACAACTGAAGGTGTTCCAAAACCAAGTGCTTGAGCAATGTTAGCCATAAGTCCTGTAGCATCGTGTTGTACAGCCATTAGTCTTCCTGAAGAATCAGTATAAATATTATGAACTTGATTAGGACTAATGTTAATACCATACTTACCTACAAACTGAGCAGCATTTTCATTAACAGCATCAGGAGAATCTTCTCCTCTACCTACATTAACACCAGTTGGAGCATTATTATTAGAACCAGATCCAACACTAGATAAACCACCGCCACCATGACCGCCACCTTGTTCACCCGGTGTTCCAACATTAGCATCGCTATCACCAGCCTGACTACTAAATCCACCAATATTTCCAGCAACATAAGCAGGAATACCCATAGGACCTTTCTTACCTGCACCACCAAGTTCTTTTAATACTTTACCTTCTTGCGGTGTAATCCATGCAAGCATATGCAACTGACCTTCAATGTCAATTGTACGTGGTGCTTTCACCATGTCTTTAAGTGTACCTTTTTTCTTCTTAGTCATTTGGATCTATCCTTGAGTTAAATAGTTGTTGATATATATTATTAATCTGATCAGTTGGAACATCTGCAAGCGGTCCTTGGAATGTTTCCCTTGGTTTTAATTCAGAAGGTATAAAATTATTCTGATCAGCAGCATAAATTAATTCCAATTCACTAGGTTGTAATGATCTTTTTTTTCCACCTAATGTAACTTCCTGCGTTAATCCTTCAATACTAAAACCCATATCTTTATATAATTGTAACACGCCACGAAGATTTTTAAAACCTTCTAGCCTTTTCTTCTGCGCATTCTTATATTCTGACAATATATCTTCTGATGTAGCATTAGGATTATTTAAAACATTTTTTAATGTTCTATCTGCTTTATTAATTTCATTAATAGGTTTAAATAAATTATAACCTATGCCTACACTTATATCATTAACATTTCTTCTAAAACCTAATAAAGCAGGAATATCTACATCACCTTCTGATATTGTATAAAGGTTATCAGACATGCCAGAATTTTCATAATCTTTTCTTCTATTATACCATCTTATATAACTTGGATCATATAAATCAACAATATTTTTTAAAGCACGAGCAACAAAACCTTTTTCTGGACTATCAAAATCTTGCTTACCTGTATACATATCTCTTAATGTTTCTGTAATCATAGATGGTCCTACAATAGGATATAAAGTTTGTTCTAAAGTTCCTGTCCAAAGTTTATTTAATTCAAAATCTGATTTTGGATCACCATCTAAAAATCTTTCATGTAAAAATCTAGCACCTACTTTAACAATATTATATGGATCGTATGCTCCTAAAGAAACATTAGGAGCAACAATATGTCCAGTTCTTTTATCACGTTGTATTGGTCCATAATAAAGTTTATCTTGATTAACATTATATCCCGGACCTAATAAATTCATAGCATTATCTTGTTCTTTTGTAATACCAAAAGCACTCATAGTTAAGTTATGTGCTATTGTACCAAGACTACCTGCAACAGTCATACCTGCAAGCCTTGTAGCTGCAGCTTGCCTTAATGCTGCGGCATTAAAGTTTTCATCACTAGCTTTAAATCCAGCATTATAAGCATCTTTAAGTGTGTACTTAACAAGATTTTTAGAAGTACGAATTGATTCTTCAGCAAAAGACACAAAGTCTCCAAAAGGAGAATAACCAGACATTTTAAATATTTTAGGAACAAGCTGATAGTTAGGCATAAGATCTCTTGTTCTTTGTGCTGCCATTTTTTTAATTGCATCATCTGCCATATTTGGGTATACTTTTTTAAGATAATCTTTTGTTCTTTCAAAATGTATGATCTTAAAAAAATCATCTTCTGCTTGATATATTTCAGTAAGTTTTTTACCTGCTTCTTTTACTTTACTTCCTTGAGTTATTCTTGAAATATAAGAATCTGGATTTCTAAATGCTTCATTAAGATTTCTTCTAACAATACCTAAACCAACACCAGAATTAGTAACACCTAGTTCTATATATTCAGCTATTTGATCTGCTAATTCTTTACTATTTTTATTACGAAGTTGTCCAGCAATTGTTTTTGCAGCAGTTTGAATTGTTTCTCCTTTTGGTAATATACCATTAGCTGTAAGAAAAACAACATTACCCATCATATTTTTTCCATGAGTTCCAACATTTAAAACAGTTTTAGCATACTGAGTAGAACCTTTTATAGTTGCTCCATACCTAAAAATATTTTTTAAAAGTACAGGTTTAATACTATCTAAATTAACATCAAACCCATTTTTAATTGCATCTGCATAAGCCTTATCTGCATAAACACCCTGTAAAGGATTTACTACATCACCTTTTTCTGCACCTTGAAATACCCAGTTTAATTTTTTATCTGCACCCACATCAGAAGATAAGTCAACCATAGTCTTTTGAACTTGTGCAATTGCTTCGTCCTGTGTCATTTGTGGATTTGCTTCACGCAAACGTCTTACTTTATTTTGAAATTGTATACTTAATTGACCTGCAATATCTTCTAAGAATTCATACTGAGCATTCATAGTGGACAATTTAACATAAGTATTTTTAAAGTTTTCTTTAGGATCTTTTACTTCTCCAAGTAAATCACGAATACTTACATCAATATCTTTTTTAGACATTAATGGTTTACTTGATGATGTATACTTATTTTTACCTGCCAAACTTTCCATAAAACTAGAAAAAGTATTAGTATCTTCTGTCTTAGCAAGTTTTTCTAAATTTTCTTGGACAATAGGATTGGTTTTGTCTACGCCTAACTGACGAGCAATATAGTCAGCAGCATTTTCTACTACATCATCAGTAATATTATTAATAAGATCATCACCTTCTTGTCGTGTAATTTCACCTGTTCTTACACGTTCATTAATTAAACGAACACGCTGTATATTATTTGGACGTGATAATATTTTTTTAGATAATTCTTTTTTATAAGCAGGGTTGTCAAAAATTTGATATGATGTATTAATATACACACCAAGATTAGAATCAATTGTTGCTTTTAAAGGACCTGCACCAATAGGAAGACGAGCAGATAAACCATCTAATTCATCTCGCATTAATTTAACATTATCTGCAACATCAGGAGCAATACTACGAAGAAGAGTTAATCTGTCTTCATTTCCTTTCAATGCTTTATCAATTACATCTTCATAAAATTCTTGTGTTTTATATTGTTCTGGTAATGTATCATCAATAGATTTTTGTAAGTCTTGTGCGAAAGCATCAGCACGAAGAATAGCAACTTTATCTGCTCCTTCTCTTTTAAATAGTGAAGCTATAAAATTATCGTCAGTTCCCATACGAGAACCTAAATATTGACCGATACGTCTACGTGGTTTTTCTGTAATGTCTGCTAGTTTATATACATAAGGACGAGCAGCACCACGTGTTGTATCACCTATCTGTGTAACAACATTACGAACAGAAGATAAAGAACCTTGTCTATAGCTACGAGCAAGAGCAGAAGCCATTGAACCTGCAGAATGTACACCTGCACCAAACAAACCTTCAATAGCAAGATTACGAATAAATGCATCAAGATAATCTTTTGCTTCAATATCTTTAGGATTTTCTGCTAGTTGTTGAAGACGTTTCATTGCTTCTGGATCTTCAAATATATAGGCTCTTACCATATCAAATTCATTTTCTCTTGGATCTTGCATAAGAGTAGCACCTGTAGTATACGCTACACCATATTTACCTGCTTGAGCAAACTTCTTTCCACGTGATCCTAGTCTTGTATATGCATTTCTAATAAATGGTGTTGAACGTGCTATAGTATTTAATCCTTTTGAAGCAAGACTAGTAGGCATAGCATAACTTGCCATAGTGCCACCAAGTTCTTCAAGACCTGCTAAAAGTCCTTCACCATGATATGGATCTAGATAACCTTGCATATCTCTTTGCATACTTTCAGGAATAATATAATTATATGCTTTTGAAGTTTTTTCTAAAAGTTCACTCTTACCTACTTTATCAGGTATAAATGCTTCACCTAGCATTCCTACTGCTTCAACTGTTTCACCTAATGCTCTTCTAAACATACGACCCGGAGAACCGCCACTGTACGGATCACCTGCAATATAGTTTTCTAAATCTTTTCTGCGAGGATCATCAGGTGCAAGATTAAACATGTCACCATATTCTTTAGCTTCTGCTAATAAACTTTTTTCTTCTTGAGCAGCACCAGTAATATCTGCAACATCTATCTCAAAAGATCTTGCAACATTACTTAAATCTTCTTTAGTAATAGATCCCTTTTCAGCCTTTATACCAGACAGAGTACTTTTAATATCATTATAAGTTTGGGACTTTGAAGATAGTGCCATATTATTTTGCGCCTATTGCTTCCAAAATATCTTCTGTAATTTCAGGAGCAGCATCAACAGGCGATTGATTATCTACAGAAGTATCTGTATCTACAGGAGTACCATTAGGAGTATTAGGATTCATATTCATAAGAATTGATTGCACTAACTCTTGTTGTTTTTCTGCTGTATTATACATTTCAGGGTTTTCAGAAATTATAGAACGTGCCTGACTTTTTGCACTATTAACAGCAGTAACTGCATTTTTACCTGAAAACCCTAAATTTCCTGCTAAAGAAGTTAAATCACTAGTTACATCTAAACCTATTAAATAATCAGTAGGAGCAGTTAATTGATATATATCTATTAATCCACTAGTTTGTGTTTTAGCAAGAGCAGCTTGTGCTTCAATTTCAGAAATACGTCCTTCAGCTAATGCCTTTTGAATTTCATAACGAGCAAGTTCTACATCAGGTCTTTCTCCTTCTGCATAATCTACACCTGTAGCAATTTGAGTAGCTAAAGGATCTCTTGGATCTGCACCTGCAATACCAAGTAACACATCAGAACCATACTGAATAGGTCCTGCTTCTCTTTCTAATTTTTCTAATTTCTTTTTAGCATATTCTTCTTGCTGTTCCCTAAACTTTTTTTGTTCTTCAAGTAAGTTTGTACCAAGCATCATACTTTGAAGATACTTTTCAACAATATCTTTTTTAGTTACCGTCATATCATCAGAACCAGTGTCTTGAGTTTCTATAACATCTGTCATTGTTGAAGTCATAGAAGGAGCAGATGTCATAACCTGATCCATATCTACATCTTCTGACATATAACTAGGTTGCTCATCTTTTAAATACATTCCTGATACTGTGTAAAATGGACGCAAATAAGGACTACCTACAGAACTTCCTGCTTGTAGTTTCTTAGTCATGCCTGATAGACCACCTTCAGATTGATAAGCAATCTTACCGCCAGTATTAAAGAAACCAAAAGCAGATCCTACCTTACCAACAGAACCTAACACACCAGCTAATTGTTGGAAGGTAGAAGGTTTTTGATATGGCGTATACTGTTCTTGACCATAGGCTTGATAAGGATAACCATAAAGAGTAGATTGATACTGACCAAGAAGATCATATGGATACTGTTGTTGTTTTAAGAAATCTTGATATTGAATATCTAGCCCTGCTTGTGTCATTCCTCTTTGTGCTTCACCAATACCAGATAATGCTGTTAGTTCAGCAAGAGATTGTTTAGGAGCAATTTGACCCAGAGATGTAAGACCTGAAGCAGCCTGACGCTCACGTTCTTTCTGAGATTCAAATGCACGAAGACCAGTTTCATATGCAGCCTGTTGACCTTTAGTTTGAATATCACCTAACTGTTGTTGTAGATTACGTTGTGCTTCTGCTTCAAGAATAGCTTGACGAGAACCACCCATGCCACCTACTTGTGTAGCAGCAGCACTAATATCTTGCATTGGGCGTTGTGCTTGTCTAATTGCTTCACGTTTTTCTACATCAATAACTGCTTGCTGATATGGTGACATATATTGCTGTGCAGTAGCAGGAGTATATTGTTGTGCAAGACCTGCAGTTAAACCTGCAGCAGGAGCAAAGTATTGTTGACCAGAACCTACAAGACCTGCAATACCACCCATAGCTGCTAGTTCTTCTGGTGAAAAACCTGCTATACGTGGAGCAGTATAAGTTTGAAATCCTGCTCCCTTTTTTGCTTCATAGATATTCTTAGCTTCTTTAAGAAGATCTGCTAGTCCTGATGTATAATCCTTTGGAATATCATATGCAGGTGTTGTACCTATATCTACTGCCATTTTACATTAACTCCCGAAACAATTTATTTTCGTTTACTTCCTTTTGTTGTGTTGATTTACCATTTGCATCTTTACGAACTTCTTCCATAAATCTGTCTAACTTTCTTGCACCTGCATTAGATGAACCATTACCTAATTCAGACACAACATCTGCAGCAATAACATATTCATCTGCACTTAACAATGCATTCTTAATATTAGGATCACCTTTTACTTTAAAAGGTATTTTATCATCCATACCGTCACCCGGTCCTTTTACCTGACCTTCAAATGTTCTTGAGTTAGCCTGTCTACCTGCCGCTAAAGCTGCTGTTAAACCATCTGTAGGCTGCATAGGCGGCTGTTGAGGCATTGGTTGCTGCATGGGTACAGGAATTTCTTGCATAGGCTGCTGCGGCATTACAGGCTGATTAAGCATAGGTTGTTCAAATTTAGCTAGTTTATTTAAACCAAAATCCATAAGTTGCTGCATTGCTTCTTTACCAGATTTAAATCCAGTAGATAAACCTGACAGCCCAGACATTGCTTCATTCAAATTAAATGCTTCAGGTAAACCAGTACGTGGATTAACAGTTAGCTCACCCATACGTCTAAGCATATTAATTTCTGGTTTTGACATGTGTACTAATTCTGTGTCACCCATACGTCCACGCAGTGCAAGAAGATTAGATAACCCACTCATGGGTGCATTTCTGTTTACCATATACGCCATTATTTTACCTTATTAGGCATCATATAATTTGATTGTGCCTTAGTCATATCTGCTTGAAAGTTACTATTACTCTTATTATACAACGAATTCATGTTCAATGCCAGCCCTTGCACCGTTTTTGTACCAAAATAATCAGATGTTTGTACTACACCTTTATTAATATTTGACACAAATGTACTATTATTTATTAAATCAAAATAAGATTTATTGTCCATTAGTTAAAATCCACCCATCCTGTTCCGCTAACATAACCACGAAATTTACTTGCACTAGAAGAAAAAGCAATATCTCCATTACTTGGTCTACCTATTTCTCCAACTGTCACAACTGTGTATACTTTTGTTGAAGGTCTGTTATCTACTTGTGCATCCCTTGTATCTAATTCATAACCAAGTAAATCTGAAAACTGTCTTAGTTCTCTATATACTTCTTCAGCAGTCATATTATTAGTCATTCTATAAGATGGAAGTCTTGGATAATTAGCCACTATCTGCCACCATCTGGTCTTACATTTGCTCTAACAGATCCCCAACGCCATGAACCATTTGAACTAGCAGACACAATAATTTCTGCTTGTCTACCACGACCACGAAGATCAACCTTTGTTGTATTTTGATTTATAGTATAAGGTCCTTTTGTAATTGGTGTACTATTAGGATACTCACTAAACATAATACTAAATTGAATATTACCATTATTTGTAATTGTATAGTCAGGAATAATTCTATCAACAAATAATAATTCATTACCATCATCAATATCAAAAGAAGAAGATTCAAGATATGATGTTAATATTTTACCATTACCACTATAAACATCTGTTGGTTCATTATTCCATAAATATCTACTATCAGAAGCAGACACACGACCTGCACCTATAGTATTATCAAATACTCTTTCTCCTGCAAGCACAGAATAAAATGATGTTCCATAAACCCAATGGTTTTCTTTATAGTTATAGATAATATATGAATCAGGTTCAGTTGAATTTTCTGATGGATATAACCACATAATTTCATTAAATTCTGAATTAACACCTGCAAAGACTTTATCTTTATTTACCATGTTAAAACTATCATATAAATATCTACGAACTGTACATTCAAGATTTCTTACTCTTCCATCAAAAGCATAAAAGTTATCTTCTCCCATCCAGTATGAAATACCATCTACATCTACTGCGGCATGTGGTGCAATAAGACCACAATTAGTTCCTACTTGTTGGAAGCTAAATGTAAATGGTGGTCCTACATATTGCTGTGTATACATTGCAGTATTAGTCCAAACATGTATAGCATTTCTAGAACGTATAGAACCTATAATTTCTGTACCACCTGTAAGAACTACTTCACCTGATGTAGAAGAAATAGAAGGTGTCCAATTAGTATAGTCTTCTTGGTCTGACCAACGTACAAGCATAGGATTATAACTACCTGTACCAAATTCATTAGTACCAAAAGATATAAGATGTCTATCATTTGGTGACACTTTAATAGCATTATTAATTGATGGTGAAGCACTAATTACTACGGATCGTTCAGGTGTAATAGAAGAATCTGCATCAAAATAAAAGATACGTCCACCACGCCTACATGCAACCATATCTTCTCCCCAATTATCTAAAGACCATTGAGAATTAAGAAATGTAATTGCACCTTCTGCAGCAGGTTCATTCCATGCTCTTTGACCAGTTGTACTTACACCTGCATTATATACACCTGCACCATATCCTGTACCCTGAATAGGAACAGTATTTTCTGTAGGTAAAATAAATTCTATATCTGCTGTACCACCTTGAATTACTGTATTAGTAGCAGTAGTAGTAGCAGAAATAGTAAAACTATTTAAGTTATCTACAGCAACAATAGAGTATTCACCAGAAAGAAGAATGCCACTATTACCAATAGATGTAGCAGAAGAAATAAATATTCTGTCATTGACAGATACACCATGACTTGTTATACTTACAACAACAAGTGGAGAACCAGCAGATGTATCAAATACACTTGTTAAAGCAATTGCAGAAACAAAAGGAGTAATATCATATAGTTCATTTGATTTAACTGCATAAAGAAATTTTTCTGTACCAAAAGAAAGAAATTTCTTTGTGTCATTATCAGACCATGTTATGATATCACGAGCAATACCAGTATAAGGAGTATCTATAGCTTTGTTATAACCACGAAGGTTCTCTGGCTTTCCTTCACGAAAGCGAACTCTATTCCCATCATACCATTTTCCTTCTTCAGCATACTGTGTAGATTCTCTATGGAAACCGGGAATAAATTTTAAAGTGGCTAATTTACCAGCCATATCTTACCTTTTTAAGTTTTGAATAGCAGCCATATCAATAACTGCTGTTGTTACACTAGCAGATACTGCATAGCTACGAACACTGTAAGCAATCATATCTACAGAAGAAATAGATGTTGTAATGGTAGGAACTGTTCCGTTTATAAATTTAAAATCATTAGCAAATGAAAGTGTTTTACCACCTGATGTTGCATCTTGAATTACATAAATCACACCTTGTTGTCCAACATTAATATTATCTGGTTGACGTAGTGTACTATTTGCACTTATTTGAAATACAAAATTATTACCTGCGTCCATATTAAGTGCAAAAATACTTGTGTCAGACACAGCAACAGTAACTAATGGTGAGTATGCAGAACCTGCACTAACTTTTATTTCACCATTAAATTCTGTTAAAGATGTAAAGATATTTGTAGAACCATATGTATTTGTATATGGAGAACTTACATTAGCATAACGAATATCAGTTGTTGACAATGCCATAAGTTTAGGATTAACATCTGTTGCATTAGTTATTGTAGCAGCAGCAGATACTTCAATTTCACCAATACTTGTAAGTACATTACGACTTGTTGTGTCACCAAAACCTAAACCAGTTGCATCTAGTCCACGTACATTAGTACCATCTGTTACAATAATAAATGTACCTGTACCAGTTGTACTAGTATTAACAGTAAATCCTGTTGCGGTTGCTCCTGTATTAATAATACGAAGAGTACCAGTGCTGGATGTCTGTGTTACTTTATTATAAACAACATATGATTTAGATTGTGCAGGAAGAACAATATTAGCAGCAGATGCACTAACAACATAGCCTTGTAATTCAAGAGCCATAGAACGTGCTTCATCTGCAGCACCATTATTTGTAGTAAGTACAGTATCATTAACAAGTTGAGAGCCAGATGTTCCAATAGTTGTATATGCACCAACGGCATCATCAAGTAAATCAATGACGTTTTGATTTAGAATATCTCCCCAAGAGTTTGGATTTTCACCATCACCTTGTTTTTCAATTCTTATTCTAGTTGTATATGTAGATGCCATGCTTCTCTTCCTATAATTACAAGTTCTTTATATTATATACTACTTTATTCGGTCAGACAATATTTTATCAAGTTTGTCTTCTACTCTATGCAATGCTTCCATAACACGATTCATGTCATCACGAAGTTCCATTTTTGTTGCATAGTCTTCACGTGTTCTATTAAGCAGAATCTCAAGACGTTTAAGTTCTGTTGACATAGCATTTACCCACCAGCCACCGCCAATAATAACAATCCCAATTAATATATCAATTAATTCTGCCATTTCCATTGTTAGATTCCTTCAGGCCAATTAGATATTGGTGCATTGCCAGTTAAAACACCATTAACCATAGGCGCATCGAACAGAGCCATAAACGCAGTATGGTTAGCCGCCGCATCTATCGCCGCTTCAATCGTGTTTGAGGCAGTCCTCACGCTTGCTCTATAATCAAGTGTCGCTTGGTCAACAGAATAGTCAGCAACTTCACTAGCTTTGATTACCATCCAATCGGTAGGAGCAAGCAATCCACCAGCCTGTTGCTTGATGGTAGCTTTCCACTGTGACTTTAGCCCCAGCGTGACAACCTGAACGCCATTTTCCATAATAGGATTACCATCTTCATCAACAGCATTGACATCATCCAATGCCTTTGGCGTGTTGGCATCCCAATAAAATCTATTGTCGAATAATGCTGGTGGGTCAACCCATACCAACCCAGCCGCAACTTTCTCAGCGTCAGACCATCTGCCCCAGCTAGTAGGGTGCTGGATGCCGTCAGCGTTCTTCCACGCCCGACCTTCTCTGATTCTTTTACCTTGATATGTCCACATAATTAACTCCTATCGGGCATTTGCATATTTGAATGGTTGTTCGGCTAGAGCTAGATATATATAGCTACTGCCACTGGCATTAGTTGATGTAGCATTGAGGCGCAACTTGAAACCATTACTATAATAATCAGCGACATTGGCTAAAGTAGCCTCTGCGTTACTGCTTTCTGCAAGTAAATACAAATCCAAATCATTATATGGGTTTCTAGTAGAATCTTGAATGACCCAACTACCAGTAGTATTTGTCCGTTTAATCATAACAAAAGCTGGCCTAAATCCTGTATAAACAAACGTGCCATCTGCCAAACCATTGCCAATGTATTTGTCCACCTTGCACATCCCTTCGGCGTTTGCAAAACAGTACCCGATAATGTCCTGACCAGAAGCATTGACATAGTTGTAAGAACCAAGAGTAAATACAGATGATGTTGGTTCTGTGTTATTCCAAAGAAGTGAAGTTGACGACCAAGCCGCAGTCGAATTCAATCTCAAATAGCCCAAATGACCAGAGCCGTTATTAGCATCCTGAGCCAGCGTAGACCATTCAGTTCCACCAGCATCCATATTTTTGGTAATAATTAATCGGGGCTGGCTCGACAAACCGTGTCCAACCGTAGCCCCAGCCGTACCATTGCCAGTCCATTTTACAACACTGAACCACTTATCGCCCTGACTTGTTTCATCCACACTCACTGTGCTGATAATACTGCCATCAGTGTTAGATACGCCAGAGCCGCCAGCTTTCCAAGACCACCCTACAACAGGCTCACCGCTTTTATTGACATCATAACCATTACCGTCACCAACAGAAAAACCATCGCTGTCAAAAGACATAATAATGTTGGCTGTTCCTTCAGCATTTGTAGTGTTTGATTGTAAGTATTTAGTGCCGCCACGAATAGCATCAGCCCAGTTAAAGCCTGAGTTTGCTGACCTTGATTTTGCAACAACAAGTGACGGCTGGAAGCCCACGCCAGTAATTTGACGGTTATTCGTGTTATCACCAGTCCACAGAACCGTATTGAAATAATCTTCTGGCGTTTCATCGTTCAGCGTGTTTATCGCACCGCTTGGCAGATTGGCAGAGTTCCACGCCTTGCCGTTAGCACCTTGCGACTGTGAGAATACACCTGTACCACTTTCATCAGAAATGCCATTAGGGGCTTTAAGACCAGCAAAGCTATCATCCTGACCAGCATTAAAAATAACGCCTTTAGAGTTATGCCCAGCCACAAAGAAACCATAAGGGTCTGTCGTATTTGGAAGGCTCTGAGCAGAACCCTGTGCTGTACCGTTGTTATAGAACTGCACAGTCTGTGCGTCCATGTCTAGCAATACACCAACAATGTCACCAGCCGTATCGAAGTCATCCAGACCAGTAACAGTGGATGAAGAACTATTGTTTCTTATTGTGCCATTAGATAAATAAGCTACACATTCATGACCAGATATAATGCCAAAGTTAGCGTCATCGTAATAACCAGATGATATGGCGGCATTAAGGCCAGTAGGACACCAAACTCCAATATAATGACCATTAGCACCAGTAACAGTATTGTAACCTTCAAAATACCATTTTCCAGAATTGGGCGGCACAAGCATTGTTGACCTAGCAATTATAGAGCCAGAGCCAGTAGTATTGCTAACCTTTAGATTACCTTCAGATAAGTACAAAGCAAAATCATTAGGGTTCATCGTAGCAAAATTATTAGTACCATCAGGCACAACATCGTTGAAATCTAGGTTGTTTGGTTGCCAGTCATTGCCCTGCCCAGACGTATCCTTCCAGAAGGCCGCATTGCGTGTGTCTGCAAAGGCCATATAGATATATGTGCCGCCAGAAGCATTGCCTAACGCACTACCGCCTTGAAAAGTAAAACCATCATCGTCAAAGTCTACACCAACACTTGAAGCATCGCCTTCTACGTTTGCAAGGTCAGCAACAAAATATTTGGTAATAGGGTTACTTGTGTCTCTAGTATTATCCCATATTCCCCAGTTGGCAGTTGTGTCAGTGCGCTTCGCCAACAGAAAGGCTGGCTTAAATCCCAGACCAGTGATGCTATTTCCAGCCGCCCCAGTTCCACTGTATGTACCAATCTTTGAGTAGCCAGTTTTTTCAGCGAAACAATACGCCACCAGATTGTTGCCAGAACCGTTTGTCTGTGCGTCACTGCCAACACTAAATACTGATGATGTAGGTGTTGTGCTATTCCATATATTAGCATTTGTATTAGGTGCATTAGTCGCATCAAGGTAAAGAAATTGTGTGCCACTTAAAGCATTAGTCCAAACTACCCAATGGTTTCCAGCCACAGAGCGTTGCTTTACTATTACGGCATCAGGTGTCTGCCCAAGGCCATGTCCAATCGTAGCGTTAGCCCCCGTCCCCGTAAATGTAGCTATGGAAAAGCCGTAATCAGTATTAGCCTTGACCGTACTGGTGATTGACCCATCAGTGTTGCTTGCTGGTGAACCAGAGCCAGCGTCCCAGCACCAAGCGACATACTTTTCGTTAATGTCATTTACTTCACCACCAACACCTAAACTAAATCCATTACTATTAAAGCTGGTTAACCCAAAAGCCCCTCTGTTAAACTCAGCATCAGTATTGTTTGCAAATAATTGTAATCCTGCGCCTCTAACTGTGTCATTCAAATTGTGAACTTCAGCTACATCTCTGTTTTTAATCCAAACTAAGTCAGGTGAAAACCCACATCCGTTGATAGAATGACCAGCCACATCATTGCCAGTGTAAGTAACGGTATTAAACCCACTAGCCTCAGTCGTGTCGCCAAACTGCAATCTAAAACCATTCGTGCCAAACGTTAGGTTAGCCGTGTCCTTTGGTATCCAGATGCCAGACTTTAGCTCACCAAAGCTGGTAGGGTCTAGGGCTTGTCCGTCAATAAAGTTGACTTCTGCCATATAACCGTCATAGTAGCGAGTGTAATCTGGGAATTTACCAATATTATGTTCAACGGTATAGTTGATGTCGGTATCTGTATTTTGTGGTGGATATTGCGCTGTTGAAAAGCTAGTAACTTGCTCACCATTAACATACAGTTTTGCTCTATCAGATGCAGTCGCTTGGGTTGTATCGACTGACCAAACAATATGATACCATCCAGCCATATCTCTAAATACTTGAGATGTTGCTAAATAATAAGACGCATTAGAAGGCGTTGAAGAAAGCTGCGCACGAATAGTATCGTTGTCGCCAGCATTTAGAAACATAAGGACATTATACAATCCAGCACTAGAATCTTGAGCCGCAAAAAGAGTAGGTATATTTCCAACAACATTTGCATTTAAATTCCCACGCTTAACCCAACCACTCCAAGTCCAAGTCCTGCGATTGCCAGCCGTTGTTGGTGTGCGGCTTAGATATGCGCTGTCGTTATCGTTGAATCGTAATGACTGTTCGATGGGGAAGTCGTAGAACCCAGCCGCACCAGTTGAAGCCATAAAAAACGGGTTATTAGTTAAAGACATATTATTATTTCTCCGTTATGCAAATGCAAGTTGTGGCGTACCCAGTAAAATACGTCCTGATGCTATTACGATGTACGGAACTACATCCGTCCCACTAGCAGAGAGTGTAATACCAGCCCCACCAGCAGTCTCGTAATCTGTTCCAAGAGATACTGTGTAGCCACCTGTTTGAATGAATGTAATAAAGCCTGACTGACCAACCTGTTCTGTTGTAGGATTGTCTAGTGTAACATTGCCTGTCATAGTTAATACAAAGTTCTGGTTTGCACCGAAGTCTAAGGTTATATTACCTGATACACTAGCGGTTTGGGTTGTTGCAATGGCAGTGCCAGTGATAGTCACGCCTGTGGCTGTGGTTTCTAACTTCGGAACGTTGTTAAAGTTCAATTCAACTTTGCCATCCGATACACACTGTATCATCGTTTCGCCAGTGTACTTTTGTAGCGCAATGTTATTGCCTCTAATTAGAAATGTGCCGTTAGCATACGTTTCATCAATATATGCGTTTGTACCATCGTGGTAAATTTGCAGTTTTCCAGAAGAAAAAGATGCCTTGTCGTTGTCGCCGAAGTTAAGGTCATCAGATGTTGTGCCGCCGTCAAAGGTGATTGTGCCAGTGACATCCAGCCCACTAGAATTTATAAACGCCTTTTCAGATGCATCAACCCTAAAAGAAATTTTACTGTCAGCAACCGCATTATCCTCATCAGCCTCAATACGAAGCGAAGTGTTGTCTAACGTAATCTCGCCATTGTTACTAGTATCGCTATCATCAAAGCGTATGCGTGGGTTATTCGTTCCCAAGTCTAACAACTGTGCCGTCACAGTACCAGTAACGTCAATACTACCAGTAAATGTTCCACCTGCAAGAGGCATATGATTACTAATGCTTGTAGCAAGTGTTGCAGATACTGCAGCAAGTTCTGCATCTGTAGGTACACCTGATGTAGAAATAACTCTACTTGCATTAATATCAATACCTGTTCCTGCAGTATATACAAGAGCAGAACTAAATTGTACAAAAGTAATATCTGTAGTGCCAAAGGTAATCTCACCAATGTTATTACATACATAGGCTTCACCTGCACCTTCAGTTCCTTCTTGTACATAAAAATAAGAACCGCCATCAAGACCATCATTAGTTGCAGGTGCATAACTATCAGCATCTGTTGCACGTGTAAGAACCCAGTTAGTAGAAACAGAACCTGTATCAGTTACTGTATATACACCGTTTTGTGTAGCATCTGTTTGGTTGTAAATAAGAACACGGTCAGATGTATTAAGAGTTACACCATCAATAACAAGAGCAGCCTGTGTACCTGCATTAGTAAGTGTTGCGCCTACACCTGCTGTACCATTATTATAAGTAGCATTAAGATTACCTGCACTGTCAGGGCTTTCTACACGAACTGGTGAATGAAAGTGAATAGCAGCAGCAGTAAGATTATCTACATATTGCTTTGTTGCTGCTTCAAGATTAGCAGAAGGATTACCGGGCAAAGTAATTGCACCTGTCATAGTACCACCTGCAAGTGGCAAATGATTAGCAATAGATGTTGCTAATGTTGCACTTAGTGCAGTTACATTAGAATTAGTATTGTCAATAGATGTTGCTAGTGTTGCGCTTAATGCAGTTATATTAGAATTAGTATTGTCAATAGATGTTGCCATTGTTGATGACACACCAGCAATTACATTATTAATAGAAGTAATTGTAGGACCAACAAAAGATGTAGCACTAACTGTACCACTTACTTGAACACCATATGGAAAATCCGCATCCTGTCCATCAGTAAGAGTAAGCATAGAAAATGAACCAGTATTGGTTAAACGTATATCATTACTTTGTACAAAAAGACTTCCAGTTCCGCTTTCAGTAATTAAAGAATTAGAACCATTATGCTGAATAGTTAAATCTTTATCTGTACCAAAATGTAAAGGAATATTATCTGCAAAAGTTGCGCTACCATTTACAATAAGATTATTACTTACATTAATAGTTGTTGCGCTTACTGTACCAAATTCTTGATTAGCAAATAAAGCAAGCGTACCAGAACCTGTAATACCTGTAGTCGTTACACCATTTTCTGTAAGATAAATACCTGTACCAGTATTAAGTGCAGTCATTGTACCTGCACCTGCAAGACCTGTAATATTAGAACCATCACCATAAAGGAATGTTGCACTTACAATACTAGTAGTAATATTCTTTGAAATAACAGGACCTGCTGCTGTAAATGTTCCTGAAATATTTAAATCATTTGAAATAGAAGTAGTACCATCAACATGCATTGTTCCTGCTACACTAACATTTCCTGCTACATTCAATGCACCACTAACAGATACATTATTTTCTACATAAAGAGAAGAACCTGAAAGAGTTCCACCAACAAATGCAGCAGCACTAATAGTTGTTGTAGCAGTTACATCTGTAATACGACCTTGTGCATCAACAGTAAAAGTAGATCCACCTGTATAAGTTCCTGCAGATACAGAAGTATTTTCTAAAGCAAATGTAGGATTACCTGCTGTACCATCAGCATTAGTAACACTAATACCAGTAGAACCTGTAAGTGTTCTTCCTACTACAGTACCTGCATTACCTACTGCTACACCAGTAATATTAGAAATATCTGTTATTGCATTAATTTGTTCAGCAGTTTTTGTAATGGCTGTACCATTTAATTGTAAAGTACCATTAATATTTACTGCAGCATTAGAAATTTGTAAAGCAGAGTTAGTTCCATCACCATCTTGGATAGTTCTTACTGTGCCATCAATTCCTGAATTAGCTACACTTGTTTGTATTTGAAGCAAATCTTTATAAGTACTTGCAATTGTTTTACCAGTTAAACTTGCCATTACACTAAATTCCAATATCCAGTTTCATTTTCCCATTCCGTGGTTGCATTTTCCCACGTTACATTTCTATCACCATTATATTCAGGACGAGCATCTTTAATATAATACCGTTCATCTATACGTGGTGATCTATTCTGTGGATGATTTTTTAAATCAAACTGACCTTCAAAATCAGTTGGACAAACCATCATACCATAACTATTCTTTTTTAATTGGTTTAATTTATATCTAAAACCACATGTATCACATATACCAAAAACATTTTTTCTTCCTGCCATTATACCATAATCCTTGGTTTAAGCAAAAGGTTTGTTCGTTCTCTGTCTTGTTCCATTGCACGAAGCATACGCTCTTCATACTCTGTCTTTAGCATATTAATACGGTTCATATCTACACCGGGACGTTTTATTGCCATATTGTATGCAAGACCTGCTGTAAGACATGGAAGAAACTTACGTGATATGTCTGCAGTTTCTACAGCAGATTTATTTACATCTTGAAGATATGTAAATGTTTCTACCTTGATTGTGTCTGTTGAGTTTTCAGGAATAGGCCAAAGATACATTGTAGCAAAGTCACGCCCATTACGAATAGCATATTGTGTAGTACGACCTGTCTGCCCTTTATTAGGGATCTTCATATACTCTTCCATAGAAATCCGTTGAAGTTGAATATCACGGTTATCCCTATTATGTACTGCTTCTAACACATCAACTGTTGCACTAGAAAAAGCATAGGCAGTAACACTGGTTGTTAAAGACACAGTTGATGTTCCAATAGACCACAACATTACACCACGGTTTTGCCAATCTTGTAATAGCAAATTGATGGAGCGTCTTGCAGACTTAGGTTCATGCCCAAGTGTCTGCTCTCCACCAATCATTTCACTTGCTTCTTGAATAACTTCGTCAATATCCATTGAGAAGTTATATGTACCTGACGATGCCATTAGTATAACCTATTCTTTCTCTGCATTGATTGGGCTGTACGCTTTACGCCATTCTTTTTGCCAATAGTTTTCTTCATTAACCTTTTTTTCATAGGTGTTTTTGTTATCTGTTGGCTTATGTTTGAACGACTGATAGACATTTTTAATAAAGACAGTTATGCCCAACCATTCCACCTTTTTTATATTTCTTCATAGAACCACCAGCACTACGCTTATATGTATATCCTTTAGGTCCTGCAGTATTTGATCCTGACATGCCTGTGGTTTGATCATTACCATATGGATCTTTTATAGTTTTTTTCTTAGCTTTTGGTTTAGCCATTCCTGCTTTATTCATCATGATTATTTACTCCCTAATTTTTTATGTGTTTGAGTTTTTGGTGGACTTTTCTTGCTCCCACTCGGACCAGCCCAAAGAACTTTATCAGCCCAGTAAGCAGCAGACATTTTACCTTTTGATATGTTTTTTGCATGACGTGACTTAAACGACTTCCTAGCTGTAGGCGAGTAATTATGTCCATAACCTTTTTGACCAAAGTGGATAAGACGAATATTGTCACCCTCTTTAGCCAAGACCATACCTTTTTTATTTGGTCTATTAGACCTTTTAGGTTTATTGAACCCTGCGAATTTTGTTCCACGATATTCTATTCCCCCTGATGGTAATCTTTTAACTCCCGGATACTTACTCATTTTACTTTCCTATATGTTCTGACTTTTTTTGCGATAGTCTTAGGCTGTTTAACGAATTGTTTTCCCTGCTTAGATCCTTTTCTTTTAGCTGCTGAAGTCTGCGCATATTCTTTTGAGGATAGTGCTTTGATCGCTTTTGCTGGTAAGTAACGCTCACCTGTTGCTTTTGGACCTTGAGTAGATGGTTTACCACTTTTGGTTCTCCACTTTTGTTTTGTCCAAGCCTGTAAACTCCTTTGTGATTTTTTTAATGCCATGCCTAATTCCTTATTATATCATTATATTCTTTCGCTTGCAATCCTTCCATAATGGAACATTAACCAAAACCAAGCAGCAATATGATATTGACACAGTATCATTAATGTGCTAAGTAAAATTATTTCAAATGTATCTAATAAAAAGTATTTCATATTGGTATTATAACATACCACGTGCCTTTAGTCCAACATAAATTACTATACCTAAAAATCCTATTCCTGCTATAATTGCAGCACTTAAAACAATTGTTTCTAATAGTTGTTGTCTTTTCCTTTGTGCTTCTTCTTGTGCCTCTATTCTTGCCTTACGTGCTTCTGCCTGAAACTTTTGCCAATCATTCCATAATCCCGGACGACCAACATATAACATAATTTGTCTTAACTCTTCTTCTTTTTCTTTAATAACTTCTAATGCCATAAACTCTTCAAAGTCATTACCTTTATAAAATGGACTATTCTTTTTATTTGATACTTTTTTCTGTAAAGTTTCTTTACCATCTACAAACTGAGCAATCTGACTGCCTACACTGGCTATGTCACGCCCATTAGATACTGCCTGTTTAATAACTTGGAATGCTGCGTTAGCAGCGGCTAATTCTGCTAACATTTAATACACCTGTACTGAGCCTTTCTTTAAGTATTTAGGTACACAATATGCGGTAACACGATCTCGTTCATCCACCCAATCACGATAGGTGTAGCTTCCATAACGTCTTGACACTTCACTGGCATAGAAGTTGCAGTCCGTAATACTGCGGAAATACATGTCTCCACTAGCAAGGTAGCGGCTTTCTCCAGTTCCGATGTATATAAGTAAGACGAAGACATGCACCATTCCATTATGACTTATAGCCTCCACCTTTTGCTTTGTATTCTTTAGCAAGCATTTGTGCTTTTCGTGCAGACCACTGTCCCGGTGCTCCACCTTTACCACCTGCTTTAATACTTTCAAATAAACGTTTACGCATTGTAGGTTTAGTATAATTACCTGCTTTATTTACAGATGACTTAGGCTGACCACCAAGTGCCAGCCCTTTAGTCTTTCTAGAATAAGATCCCTTACCTTTCTTTGGTTTAACTATTTTAGGTCCATACTGCTTTTGCTCTAAGGATTTAGCCATAGGATTTTTACTTTTACCTGCAGACGATAAGGCAATAGCCACAGCTTGTTTTTGTGGCTTGCCTTCTTTTTTTAGTTTACGAATGTTCTTACTAATTGTTTTAGAAGAACTACCCTTTTTTAATGGCATAGTAATTTACCTTTTTGGTTTACGTGCTTTGCCCCAGCCACGCATTTGACGTGCAACTACTTCAGTCTTTTTAAGTGTAGGTGCTTTTTTAATTTTACCGCCCTTACTCAGTTTTTTCTTTGCATAATTATATGTGCCTTGAACGATCTCACTTAAACCGGGTACATTTCTAGCTCTGCCAAATTGCTTTTCTTGATATTTTCTACCGCCCGGATTCATTACTTCATCTATTGACCCAAGCAAAGTTTTAGTTCTATTTTGTTTTTCTTTAAGAGAACGTCCACGAATATCTCCTCTAAGAATACCACCTTTTTTAAGAGCAGGATTAGCACGACTGCTTACACCTACATTGCTACGATTTTTATTCTTTGCAGCATCAAGAAGACTTTGACCTTTTGCTAGATTACCTTGTGTTCCTGCAATTGCTGCCTTACCTGCTTTAGAACCTGTGCCACCATACATTACCATTAATGCTGCACGTTCTTCTGAACTACTAGGAAAGATATTTCCTTTAGGACCAAAGCCTGTATTTTTACCTGCATCAAAGTTTGTAGTTTCTTTCAATGGAGTTACAGGTGCTGGTTTACGTGGAGTCTTTTGATCAAACTCTTCAGCCTTTGGTTTAGGCATAGGCATAGTTTCTGCTTTACCTTTTGAAATACCTGTTGGTGAGGATTCTTTCATAACCATTGCTGCAATTGCTGCTCTCATTGCAGGATTTAAATTTCTACGAGCAGGACTTGCAGGACGTGGTGCAGGTGTTGTTCCTTTACCAGTATTAGCTTTTGCAGGTGGTCTTATTGGTCTAGTTGTTATAATATTTTTACCTTCTGCTTTAGCTTGACCAGTTCGTACTGGTTTACGTACTGCTTGTACTGGTTTACGTACTGCTTGTACTGGTTTACGTACTGCTTGTACTGGTTTACGTACTGCTCGTACTGGTTTACGTACTGCTTGTACTTTTGTACGACTAGTACTTGTTTGTGGTTTAGGAGATCGAACAGCTTGTGCTGCTTGTTCTGCTTGTTGTACAGAAGAAGGCTTTCCACGAGAATCTGCACCTTTAATTGGTTTAAATACTTTTGGTTCATTTTTTAATGAAGGACGTGATGGTTTTAATTTACTAACACGTTCTGCTTGCTGTGCTCTAGATGGAACAACTCTTGATCCTGCACCACTAATAGGTGTAAATGGTTTTGCTTGAGCAATCATACTTGGAGTAGGATTTTTAACTACCCTTGCATTAGGAAATTTTTTTTGAATTTGTTGAACTGTTTTTGGTCCACCTTTAGCTGCCATATATATTGGTCTACCACCAAGACCTACCATTCTTAAAACAATTGGTGCTAAGTCTAATACTGCTTTCATTATTTTTTACCTTTCATTGCTTTACCATAACCTTTTATGGCTGCTCCACAGCCACGTGGTCCTTTTTTAATTTTTCCACCCTTTTTATAAAAACCAAGATTAGATAGTTGTTCTCCTAATCCACCAAGTATAAGTCCTGCATCAGAATAAAGATCTAACATATATGGAATTTCTACAGCAGATAAACCTGCTGCAAATTTATTAATCTTTCTTTTTTTTAATTTTTTATTAGAAGTTGGAATTGATGTTTTACTACCAGCCATTATTTTGATCCTTTCATAGCTTTACCATATCCACGCATTGCTGCTCCACAGCCACGTGGTCTTGATCCTACCTTACCACCTTTCTTACGGTATGCATATTGTAAAGGATCTGATTTAATTCCTCGTGCTTTAGAATGAACTGTACCACGAAGTTTTTCAATAACTAATTGTTTATTTTTTTCTGCATCTTCATTAATTTTTTTAATTTTATTATTTGCAACTTCTTCCGTAATCTTACCTTCTTTTTTTGATTGATTAACTTCTGCTCTATGTTTACGTGCAAGAGTTTCAATTTTATTAACAGCATTTTCCTGTTCTTTTTTAACTTGAGATCTAGCTTGGTTCATTGACTGCGCAGAAGTTAAAGTTTTAGGTGAAGATAATTCTTGTTTACGTTCTGCTAATTCTTTTGCAGAAGTAGGTTCACCTGCAAGTTTAGCTTTTTCAAGACGTTGACGAAATGAAGGCATCTTACGTCCTGTGCCACGTGCCTTACGAGAACCTTCACCTGCTGCTTCAGCAATCATAGATGCAGGTGGAGAATAACGACCAGTACTTTTTACTTCATATTTGTTACCTTTTTTAACAATTTTAGCCTGACCAGTTTGAACTAAACGGCGAATAGCTTTTCTAGAATAACCTTTAAGGGAAGGATCAAGTTCTATTAATGATGCCGGAACCATATTTAAACTTAGGTCTGTTAGTTTTTCATCTGGCTTACGTTCAACAGTAGACACCATTCTTTGTAGTTTAGGTTTTTCTGTTAAACCTTTTTTAGCTGCATCCATTTCTTTTTTAACTTGTGCAATTAATCTACTACGCTCTGCTTTTTGTTTTGCAGTTAAATCAGAAAGTGCGCCTTTTGGTGTAGTCTCTGCACGTTTTTGAGCAGTACCCGGTTTCATTGCAGTCTTCTTTGGTTTAGGTGTACGACCTTCAGCAATGGCTTTTGCTTCCATTGTCTTCTTACGTGTAGCAGCAGCCTTTGCGTAACGTCCTTTACGTCCACGTTTAGCTGTTATCTTTACACCTTCTTTAATAATTTTACTTAATGCCATTGTTAGTTACTCCCCATAATAACTGGATTGTCTGCACCTGCTGGGCTGGCAGGAGTTTCCATATCATCTCGTCTTGTACGCCTTGCTTGATTCTGTAGAGATTGTAATGCTTGTGTATATCTTGCTTCAAACAATTGAACAAGATCAAAGTTTTTCATAAAGACCATTGCTTCTACCATTGTAGCATTAAATAATGCATCATAACAGTAGTCAGAAAAATAATTATTAGGTGTTGCTGATGCAAGAGTTACAGGTCTAGAAACATGTACAACTTCTCCATTAAAAGTAGACACAGGCGTAGGTGCAATAAGAACAGTAGTATTATTACGTCTAGCATAATACTCAGGAGTTCCTGTGCTTGCACTTACAGGCCAGTAATCACGGATGTATTCATCTGTACGTTGAAGAAGATTAATGCGTGTGCCGTTTGCTACAATATTAAAGTTCTTGACAATTCGTGTTCCAGATGGTAAAGTAATGTTATTAATTCCAGAACTTACTGCCACTGAAGTATATGTTACCAAACCGTAGTCATCAAGATCTCGTGTCAGACGTTCTTCTGCACGATTAACCATTTTAGGTATGTACGACAAAAATTCTGAACCATCATTTTCGGTTGCAGCAACAATGTCGTCTACAAGATATGTATAGTTAGCCATAGAAAATACCGACAGTCGCTATAGACGTAGGTGCAGAAACTTTTACTACACCATTAACTTTCATTCCAAAATCAGGTACATAAATATCACTAGCATCTACTGCAGTTGTACCTACAAATTTTAAATTGCTACCTTTAAGATTCCCATATGGATCAGTTGATGTACCAGTAATCAAAAATGTACCAATACCAGAATACGTTACACCTTTGATTCGTGTGTCTGCTACAGTTGTGCTGGTTGCGATATCTAATACCGCACCGCTACCAATGACAAAACCTTGTCTAATATTAGTTGCCATAATATATTCCTTTATTGTTAGTTAGTTAGTTTTATTATTATGTTATCCTACTATTATACAAAAAAAAAGAGGAATACGAAAGTACTCCTCTTAATTTTTTAAAGTTTTTTTGATTACTACGTTTATGCGCCAGCAGAACCGTAGAAACCACGCCAGTCTGACCAACCGAATGAGTAACGCTCACGAGCCTTAAAGCGAAGGTTACCTGTGTCAAAATCAGGTTCCATTTTTGTTTGCAGTGGAGCACGTACAAACATCTTAGTACCATTTGGACAATCGGTTTTAATGAACCAAGCATCTGTATCGGTAAAGCGGCGGTTAACAAAGAAACCACCCGGTACAAGACCTTGGCTACGAATGGCGTTGATGTTGTTGGTGTTAGTTGCACCGTTTGCAGCGGTGGTTGGGTTAACACCAATTGTGGTTGACATTGTGCTGTTCAGGATCTGATCAGCTGTAAATGCCAAATCTGATGGGATATGCAAAGACTTAGCTTGCAGACCAATCAGAATACCACGATCATCTTTTGCCTTAGAGATAGTAATTAGTGCGGATTCGAGTGACGCTTCCGACAGATCACCAATTAATCGGTTGCTTTGATTTCCAGCACCAATAGTTGGGTGCGAATCAGAAACCAGAGCAACACCATCACCACCAAGGTAGGATGCGCTAAAGGCGTTATTGAAAACGTCTGCAGCTTTAACCTGCTTAGTGTTAGCCATGGCACGAGCAAGACCACGAGCACGAAGTTTAGCAAACGTGTCATAGAGATTGTCTTCCATAGCTTCTTCTGTTACAGCAAACGCCAACGCCACTGTTTCGTGGGTATAACGTGCAGTGTAACTTTCTTGTGCATCGTCATAAGAAACGGCTGCGCCTTCACCTTTAACAGGTGCAGTGCCGAAACCAGTGAAGAGCACTTCTTCTTCAAACGCACGATCTGAATTTTCAGTTTCAAAAAGCGGTGCGTGTTCATCCGAAACTTCCCCATATTCCATGCCGAAAACAGCATTAAGACCGGGAAGAAGTTCTTTAGCAATACTAGAACGATTAATAGCCATTGTTTATTCTCCCTTAATTAAAATACTGGATCAGCACCAGATGTAGGTGCAGTTACGGTTGCATCATGGAAGTTGTCGGTATGCTGTACGATACGAACATTCATTTTCAGATATGCACGTTCAAAAGCATCAGCAACATCATTCCCCGGTTCATTTACTGAATCAAGTGAACGAACCATCGCAATGGTTGATGTACGACCAGCAGCCTGAACACCATGACCTGACATACCAGTAAAGGTAGAACCAGAACCAAGTGTTACGGCAAAGTTTTGTGAGCCATACAGATCACCAGCAGTCACAGAAGCGTCTGCTTGTACTTCAAATACGGCACGGCTATCGTCAGCAATCATAGCGTAAGCATCAGTAGCAGATGTACCAGAAGGCCAGTACTTGCTCCATCTTTGCTCACCATTGGCTACATAACGGCAACCCATAAATACACCCTGTGCTACTTCGGTAGTAGTAGTGATGACTTCCACATTCCCTGCATTAATACGGACAAGATCGCCAGTAAAGATGTTAGCAGCGTAAGCCGAAGCAATTGGATACTCATTGGTAGCCGAATTGTTGACATTACCTGCTCGTTTGCGAGAAGGACGGAAGCCGAACAGTGATTTAGTTGTAGTCATTGTTTAATCTCCCTTATTAAAAAAATTGCACTTCAAGCACCTTGTCCGAATCTAAATTAATCTTGAAATTTAGGTGTTCGTCCTTTAGTAACTTGAGTTTTACTATTGTTACGAATTGGCATCCTAGAATCATTTTGGTTCATAAGTTGTGCATTAACTGCATCTACCATTTCCCTACTTTGATTTTCAAAATACCGTTGACGACTTTCTGCCTTACGAATAGGCATTTTTGCTAGAGCCAGATCTCCACGACAGACTGTACCCTCATATCGTCCGTTGTCCTTCACGATGGACGAATGCTGCATCTCAGGAACTTCTTCAATTCCGACAAACTCCCAACCTTCTGCCATCTTCTTGCCGATATTATTGTAATCTTCTTGACCACGAATAGTCATTCTAATCCAACGAAGTTTCATTCCTTGATCGACAAAACGATTTGTTACAGATTCTGGGATATCAAGAAGACTTGGTTCACGATATTCATAATCCATTTCTCTTGTGTTAGATTCCCTTGATTCAGCACTACGTGATGCTGTTGTTATATTACGTGCCATTTTTAATTCCTCCACGCTAATTACTGTTTATAAATTGAAGTGTACTCACCATCGGCTCGTTCCACTTTCAATTTCTCAGCTGCATATTGTTCCAGTGGTATTCCCCATTTATCAGCCAATCGAATGTCTTCTTTAGACAGTTTGACTTTTTTGTTAGATGAAGAGGATGTTGAAGTGCGTGATGCTCCACCAACCACTTGGGCAGGAGATGACGTTTCCTGTTGACGTTGCGATTGTCCACCTTGAAATCTATCTGGAAATCGTTGCCGAAGTCTAGAATCAATTTCTTGGTAAAACTCTTGTTCCGAAGGATCATAACCCTCGCTTTTTAGTTCATTGTCAATTTCCAGTGCAAGAGTTGTCATGACTGAATCTTGACCAAACCAAGCATTACGTCCTGCCCACTCTACCGCTAACCTATCATATTCTACAGGTTGAATGTTTTGAGTAGCAGTTGCTGCAACAGGTTTTTCTTTTTGAACTGGACGTTCTGTTACAAAACGCTCTTTGTTCATACGAAGCATAGTTGCTTCATTCTGTGCCTTAGAAAGATAGTCTTGTGCTTGAACAATTCTATCTGTATCACCTGATTCAAGAGCCTGACGATATGCATCTTTTGCAATTTCAATCTGACTATTAATATTTGTTTCAGCTGTTTCAAAACTTTTTTCAACTGAAGTTTCAATTTCTTTTTGTTTATTTTTCAATTGTTCTTCAAGTTCTTTTTGCCGTGCAATAAGTTCTTGAATTTGTTCTTCACGTTCTTTCTTTTGGCGAACTAGTTGGCGAATACGTTTCTGTGCGCCAGACTGTTGTTCTTCCTGTTCAGGTTTTTCTTCTTCTATGTGTTCTTGAACTTGCTGTGTTGGACTTTCAGTTTGTTCTTCTTCCTGTCCTTCAATTTCAAATTCAATTTTTTCTTCCTCTTTAACGGTATTGGAAGTATCTACCGTAGCCCATTCATTATTATCTTCGGACATTTATTTCTCCTTTTTAACGTCACATGCGAAACTGACGGATTACGCATTGTTTATATAATACATTATTTAAATGTAATATACAACAGCCATATTAAATTTTTTAATTAGAAAGATTAAAAGTTGGATCTAATTCTGTTGGATCTTCAACAACCATAGAAATTTGATCATCAAACAAAAGGATCATTCGTATCCCTTTGTAAAAAAACTTTTGACCTGTGTGTTTTCCATAACAGACATAATCTCCCACAGAACACCAAGGACCATTCGGAAATTTATCTTTATCTTCATAGGCTGTGTCACCAATTGCTAGGACTTTGCCTACAGTTGTAAGATAAGCAATGTCATTTTTAGTTGAATCTGGTAAAATAATACCGCCCTTAGTCTGAGATTTTACAGACACAGGACGTACCAGAATATGATAACCGGGAACTTTAGGAAGCACTTTTGGATCTGGCTGCTCTTCTGCAGAAATCCATTCGTCATTCTTCATTGCGTTTCCCATAGATACTACTTGCATAATTACTCCTCTTCATTATCTTCATATACCATTGTGTTTACTAATCGTTTGATTTCTTGCTGTGACCATTCTAGTCCTGAAATCTTTCCAACGATGTTCATATACGAATGATAGTCTGAAGCATTACCATATGCAAGCGAATTCTTTAATCCTTCAATTTCTTTTTGAAGAGAGTTTTGTATTTCTTCCCAGAGCATTAGATACCTTTCGGTTCATAGTTATAAGGATTACGTTCTACAATAGAACCAATTTTACCACCTTCTTTACGCATAATAATATATTCATAAACAGGATGTTTTTTTCCTTTTTTACCCATTTGTATTTCACCTATAATAGGACCAAATTCTGGTATACCTATAGTAGTTGGTCTACCATGAGGGGCTTGCCCTCTTAATTGTTCTCGGATTTTAGAACGGTCTTTACCTTTAACATTTTTTAATTTTTCTTCTAATAATGCTTCACTTTCTTCTAAAGACATTCCTTTAAATTCTGTTTTACGTTTATCATATCCTGTAAGGTTTCCACCTTTTTCATAAATAGTTTTAAGAGTATAGGCATGGCCTTCACCTTGTGGAGTAAATTTTTTAGATGGTCCTTCTACAGCAACTAAAAATCCATTATCTTGATAGCCTTCTGGAACTTTAGTCCAAAACCATCTTGCTCCATTACCTGAATCAATAAGATTTGCTTTTACTGTTACTGAACCTTTAATTGAATTTCCTACAGGAATATCTGATGCTACATTAGGATCTACCATTAGTTTAGCATCTTTACGTAAAACCGCACCTGCAGGAGATTCTATTTCAATATAAGAACTATTTAAATTTGTTATATCATCTCCAACTATAGGTCTTTTAAGTTCAGGATCAAATCCTTCAATAGGTTTAAAAGAGCCACCAATTTGACCAGAACGCTCTTGATTTGTATACATAACTCTTTTTAAATTACGTTCTGCTATAGGAGCAGATTGTTTAGCTGCACCTTTAGTTAAAAGTTTTACAACACTCTGTAATCCAGCAGCCATAATTAAATACCTTTTGGTTCATAGTTATAAGGATTACGTTCTACAATAGAACCACCTTTTTTTCTTTCATTAACAAATTTAGGAACAAGTTTTAAATTAGAAGGTTCTTCTTTAATTAAACGATCAGAAATATCTTTTAAATTTATAATATTTTTTGGATTATTTAATTCGGGATATTTTTGTCTTATAGCAGCATCACCATATCTTGAAAATAAACCTTTTTTTGCTAATTCATAAAAAGATATAATTCCATCTTTTGTTTTTAAAAATTTTTCATTAAAACCTTGGGATTCTAAAAAACGATTTAAAGCTGCATCATAATCATCAGTAAAACTAGATAAAAATTTTTCAAATCCTTCTTCTCCATATTCTTCAATTATTTCTTGCTCTTCAAAACTATCCTTATATTTTTTATTATATAAAGCATTAGAAAAATCTATTTTTTTTCTTACATATTTTTTATCGTCTGAAATGTCACCTAATACTTGTATTTCATCAAATTCTTTTTGTAGTGCTGGATATAATTTTTCAAATTCTTTTTTATTTAAATTTTTTATATCTACAGAATCAATAAGTTTATTAGATGTTATATTTTTAGAAGGATTATATTTTTTCTTAGTAGAACCTTTCATAATTACTTTTGCAAGTTTAACTAATGACATTACATTCCCCTTTCAGATTTAGCCTGATCAATCATCTTCATAATTACGTCTGCCGCTTTAATCGTTTCGGAGTTTTTAATGTTATCTTCTTGTTTGATAAGGTCTGCAAGGATTTCAACAGCTTTGATTGCCGTTTTTGTATTTCGATCTTTCTCTTTTTCATCTGCTTTCAGAGTTCCTTCTGCTCCTATCTTATAAGCATCCAAAGCAAGTTTTTGTTCTTTGAGATCAAGGTCACGATTTTTCAAAGCACCTTCTGTTGCTTCTTTTGCTAGTTGCGCTTGTACCTTTTGTTGTTCTATATTAAGTCGTGCAGCTTCCATCTGTACCATTTGCTGTTCTGGGCTACCACCTTGTTGTGCAGCTGCCATGTTTGCTTGCATAACTTGCTGTGCTGCTTGTGCCATAATCTGCTCAATAACTGCAGGGTTTTGCAGATTAGGATCACCCTGTGGTGCTTGCGACATAATTTGACGTGTGATGCCATTGACTTGTTCTTCATACTTCATTACAACATGTTCTTGAATATTTGCCTGAAGCACAGGAGCAACACGTTGCATAATTGGATTACCACCATTGGCAGGATCTTGTAAGAACATTGTTTTAATCTGAATATGTGCATCATGGTTCTGTCCTGCAAATGCTTTAATAGGTAAACCTTTAGTTGCTGCTTCAATGTCTGTTACAGGATCAAGAGGCTGTGCTTCTGGTTTGTTAGGCAGAATACGATCCAAATTAGGAATGTTTGCAGCACTAAGCAGTGTACGGTTTAGTTCTTCCATGTTAAACATTCCGGGTGGTGCAGTCTGCGCCAACTGCATTGCCATCTGTGTCATCATCAAGCGGTGAGCAGATGAAGGAATGTTAGGATCACTAACAGGAATAATATCTATACGACCATCAAAGTCTGCACGGAAAATTGTTTCTGACACACCGGGAACATCGTAAGGATATTCCTGTGGTAAACTTTCATTATTAATACGTGCAAGAATACGGAATTCGTCTTTCTGTGATTTATGAAGACGTTTATGAATAGCACTGAAGAATTTACTTGATGCTTCAAGTAGTGCCATTGTTGTACCTACAGGACCATAGTTAGATCCTTCTGTAATAACTTGTTCTGTTGTGTCTGCAAACTTTTGTCCTGCGCCTGATAGAAATTGTAACATCTGGAATAATGTCTGTGAAGGTTCTTTATATGGAAGAGGGACAATAGATTTATTTAAGTCCATGCCTGTTGCTTCAACTTCTTTAAATTCACCGGGAGCAATAGGATCATTGTCACCTACGATACGTACACCTTTGGCTTTGAAACCACCGGGTAAGTTTGCAAACTGACCTGCATCAATAAGGCTACGCATTGCTGCTGTAGCAGACATAGTAATATTACCAAGGAAATGAATAAGACCAAGACCATAGAAACCAAAACCCGGAACAAAACGATAATGCGTAAAGAACATTTTCTTTTGCATGGTTTCGTCATCAGGATTCCAGTTACGGCGAATAGAAAGAACTTTTTGTGTTGATTCTTCAATAGTTACAATGTAAGGTGCAGCAATACCAAGGTCTTCTACATCAAGATAACAATGCTGCTCAAGTAACACATACTGCATGTCTGTATCAGACGCAGGTGAAAGACCAAGAACACTGTCCATCTTTTCTGCAAGAGCAGACTGATCGGGTAGATAAGGATCTGGTAGATCTATATCTGCATACATACCTGCACCAATCTGACGTGCCATCTCTACAGGACTACGATATAACACATGAGTATACCTATCTGCCTGACGGAGATCTGTAGCATAGTAAGACACATAAAACTGGTCAATAGGAATGAATTCACTTACAGGACGTTGAATAGATGCATCATAGTAAATCTTTTTAAAGGCTGAACCAATCAAGGGTAAGTGGAACAGCATACGTTCAAACTCGTCAAAGTATTCAGGCATTTGCTCGGTTAATTGATAGTTCATAAAATTCTGAACTCTTGTTGCCTGACGCTGCCGTGATTCAGTGACATCACCAAGAACCTGTGCCTTTACAGGACCAGAAGCAGGGAATAGTTCTTGACTTGCCCTTGATTGGAACTTAACTGCTGATTCAATCAGCAAAGGGTGTACGGCTGTTGCTGCACCTTCAAAAGGTTCAGTTGTTTCTTCTAACTTCAGCCCAAGCAAATCAAAGCCACGCTCAAACATGGATTCCCATTCTGATCGTGAACTTTTGTCTGCTTCAAAATTATCATAGATTTGTAAACCAATAGTTGACAATGTTTCTTCGTCAAGTGTGTCAACTAAGTTTTCGTAGAATTCGTCTTCACTATCTTCTGGAAGTTCATTCATAGATGAACCTTCAAAATTAAATTCAACTTCAATCTCACCTGTGTCAGGATCAATCTCAAAGTTTACTTGTTCATTATTCATTGTAGCAAAATCAACAGGAATTACATTTGTTTCCTGTTCCATTTGCTCATTTGGATTTTTTTCTACCGCCATTGTTTTTCCCTGCTGTTGATAAAATTAACCGATACGCATATTATATAATTATGTTCGCCAATATGCAACCCTCTTTTTTGTTCTTGGTTCATCTTCCCAGTTAGGATCTTCTGGATGTAACAAGTTCCAACTGTCTTTCATGTAATGGATTGCCATAGTCATACAGTCTACTTGGTCATCATGTGCTCCATTAGGAAAGGACATACACTCTGAAAATAGATCATCTGACCATACACGATCCTTTGGTAGCCAGACACGACCTGCTTCCATTAAAGGCGTAGATGCATAGACACGTGACACCTTATCTCTATCAGGAAGATAGTCTAACACAGGAAGACCTGCTCTGCGCATGTCCTGTAAGAGTGACTGTCCTGATGCTTTCTTTTCAATAATACACACATCAGGTCTAAAGTCTTGATATAGTTCCTGTGCAATACGTCTTAGTTCAGGATATTCAAACCTTCCCCTTGTGTTACCAAGAAGAATAATATTAGAAACAACACTTTCTCCATCATAACCATCATCCTCAAAACTTTGAAATATTCCCCATGTTTGTATGACACTAAAGTCTGCAGTTCTTGAAGTACTAAAGGCTGTATCATATGTTTGTATAATAAAATCACATGGCGGTGGATCTTCATACTCCCACCATTTAAACCATTTCTTTTTAATTATACCACCGTCATCAGGACTTGGATCTTGCATATACAAAGCATTCCAATATCTTGCACCATTGGATGCTCTAATCTCTTGCTCGTCTAGCCGTAGCATCTCATCAGACTTCCACTCTGGAAAGTATGATGTGCCTTCTGGCAAACCTAGCAATTCGGCGGCTGGTTCGTCAAGCCATGCAGGAATAGAAATTACTTCCCATGGATATACTGATTGTTCTCCTGTTGATGATTCTTGCTTTAGTAGCCATCCACACAAGTCGTCATAGTGATATCTTGTATTGATAATGATAATTGCACCATTTGGCATGATACGGGTACGAAGACCTGCAGGATACCACTCTTTGATATATCTACGACCTGCTTCACTGAAGCTGTCTTCTTCTGACATAACGTCATCTAACAGTGCTACGTGAGCACCACGACCTGCAACCTGACTTCTTACACCTGCAGCATAGTATGAACCATTCTTGTTAGTCTTCCACTTACCTGCTGCTTTAACATCACTACGCAAAGACACGCTACGAAAGATCTTTTGAAACTTCTCTGTGTTAACAATGTCACGAACAGTACGACCAAAGTCACTTGCTAACTGATCACTGTGTGATACAGACATAATCTCATGGTTAGCATAGTTACCAATGTACCATGCAGGAAATAGTTTGCTACAGATTAGTGACTTAGAAGAACGAGGAGGAAGAAATACCATAAGACGTTTAACATTACCGTCTACTACACCTTGAAGTTTCTCACACAATAACTCAATGTGTCTACCCATCTCAAAGTCTGACACAAGAGTAGGAGCAAATATCTTTACAAATGTAAGGAAATCTGTTTTTGCTTTTAGTAGTGTGTACTTTGATAGTTTATCTTTAAAGTTAATAAAGTCACTTACACCAGAAAGATCTGGTAGTTCGTCTGTTTGTATATCTAACATGTGCTATGTATTAATTCCATCTGATATTGGTTGACATTTATAATGAATACTCTTTATAGGTGGTAAAGGAAACTCTTTTATATCATACACCATTTCTTTTACTCTGTCAAGACATTCTTGTTGTGTCCTGTTTGGACCTAACTTATCTGTAAATTCTATACAACTTCTATCAATCATGCAAATTAAAACCATTGCTGTGAACATAATTTATCTACTTTGTAACAATTGGTAACAATAAGTGATTATAACATACTTGCGTGTTCCATAAAAATATGTTATTTTATATCTAGATATGCCGGGATAAATACATACCCGACACACCAACAAAAT